AGCGCAACTTACTTATCAAACCCGGTATTGACGATCAACAGCGTTGATTTATCCGATATGTGTACGTCAGCAACCCTGACCTATTTAGTCGAGGCTCTTGAGGACACCGCGTTTGGCACAAACTCACGCAGTTACACAGCGGGACTTGTTAACAACGAAGTGACATTGACTTTGTATGCGAGTTTTGCCGCAACTGAGACTTACGCGACTTTGTTCAATTTGATCGGCGCAAAAACGACGGTGACACTTAAACCGACATCGGCAGTAGATAGCGCAACAAACCCAAAGTTTATTTTGACTGATTGCTATTTGGAAAGTCTGCCAGTTATCAACGCGTCACTTGGCGAGTTATCAACCTATGATGTCGTATTTCAAGGCGGCGCATTAACAGTCGATACAACCAACCCATAAACCGTGCCATTACTGGCCGAGAACAGGAATAGGCAATGCGATTAAAACTAAAAGTTGATTTACAAGACGGCACAGCGCCAGTCGAGTTGACGACAAATATGTTTGTGATATGCGAATGGGAAAAAACCGAGGGTCGCAAAATTAGCGACGGCAAAGGCATCGGCTACACCGATCTTGTTTGCTGGGCGTACAACTTGCTAAAACTTAGCGGTCAAACAATGCCTGCAACATACCGCGATTGGGTTAAAGCAAATCCAAACATGACCATTGAGGCGATTGACGAGACAGACCCAAACCCTACGGCGTAGGCAGTTACCGACGGCAACTAGCCGAATTATTAGTTGCAACAGGGTACTGGCCTACGACAATTGAGTTTGACACGCGTGACCTAGTTACGGTGATTACGCTATTGAATAAGCAAAAGAGGTAGCGCAATGCCAGCAAGCACAACTATTGAGGTCGTCGGGGTTAAACAGACAATTAACTCGTTGCGCAAAATTGACCCGCAGTTGCAAAAAGATTTTAAGGCTGACGCAACGGCGATCGCCCAGCCAGCGATTAACGCAGGTAAAGCGGTTTACAAAGATTTACCGCTATCAGGCATGAAATATGCGTGGACACAAAACGCTCGCAAGATATTCCCGTTTGTACCGAGCAAAGCAGCCAACGGGGTCAAGATGAGGTTTGACACTCGACGTAACGCCGTCGGCGTAATTCTGATAGAACAAAAAGATGTTGCGGCAGCCGTGTTTGAAACGGCGGGTCGCGCAAACGCAAACAAGTTAGGTAACGCGCTCGGGTTTGTTGGTGCTGGTCGCACTCGATTGATCGGCCCGGCGGTGTATAAAGCGCGACGCGGTATCGAAGCCGAGATGACAAAGATGATTGCTAAAACTATGCGTACCGTGCAAAGCGAGTTGTAGACATGGCACTATCTATTCCTATTGTCAGCGAGTTTGACGGCAAAGGCATTGACAAAGCGATTAAAGAATTTAAGCAACTAGAAACTGTTGGCGACAAGCGATTTTGGCTAACACTATGCAAAACGTAGTTGGTGCGACTGACGCTACGGTTGCGGCGACTGAGGACATGATTGCGGCGATGTCGAGGGCGACCGGGACTGCCGATAGTGAGTTGAGGCCAGCGTTTGCGGCGTTGCTTGTTGGTACTAAAGATGTTGGTGACGCGACCAGCGCATTGACACTTGCCCAAGACGTATCAACTGCCACGGGTTTAAGTTTGGCGACCGTCAGCGACGCATTAAGCAAGGCGTATGCAGGCAACATGAAGGGGCTACGTGCGTTGTCGCCTGAAATGGCTGGGCTAATTAAAGAGGGCGCTTCGCTCGATGTTGTAATGATGGCGTTAAACGACAATTTTGGTGGCGCGGCCGCACGATCAGCAGAAACCGCAGCAGGCAAATTTAAGATACTAAAAAACAGTTTGGCTGAAACACAAGAAAGTATCGGTGCGGCGTTGCTACCCGTGTTGCAAAAAGTGTTGCCGTATTTGCAGTCAATGGCTGATTGGGCGCAACGCAACCCTAAAGCGTTTTTGATTATTGCCGGCACAATCTCGGCAGTCGCAGCGGCGATCGTTGCGGTGAATATTGCTATGGCGTTGAACCCGTTTGGTTTAATCGCGGTAGGTATTGCGGCGCTGGTTACCGCGTTAACGTTTGCGTACACAAAATTTGAGACATTTCGCAACATCGTCAACACGGTGCTTAACGGCCTGATTGCAGGGTTTGAGACGTTTGCTAATTCGTTTATTGGTGCAATCAATATTGTTATTCGTGGCATGAATTTAATCAGCCCGTTTGCTGACATACCAAGTTTGCCGACAATTGCGCTGGGTCGTATTGGTGGCGGTGGCGGTGGTGCTACAGCCGTTACAAGCGATACGCGCACGGCTGACCGTATGGCTCGAGAGGCAGGTCAAATCATGCCAAGTTTGCCACCAAGCATTATTGGCGGTGGCGCTGGCGGTGGCGGCGGTGGCTCAACTGGCGGCGGTGGTGGCGGTGTTGGTGGCGGCGGCGATCTAATGACTATTCAAGGCGCGCTAACAGAATTTGGTATGGCTGAACGTATCGCAGCGCGTGGCGCGTCGCCTGTAACGATCAACGTCACGGGCGGTATTTCGACTAGCGCCGAAATCGGTCAAAGCGTGTTAGATAGTTTGCTCGCATACCAGCGCGTATCAGGGCCACTCGATCTACAGATAGCGGTCTAATGGCTGGCGTGTCAGTTCTTGCAAGTGGCAATTATGACTTAGAAATTGACACAGGGTTTATTCAAGACGGGTTTTTGCTTGACGCAGACCCTGAAGGCAAACTTGATAACACTCAATATGTGCTTGACGGTACGACCGAGTTTGCAAGTGTGCTTGACGGCGTTAATCAGGTGTATGTGCGTCGAGGGCGACGCGATCAGGGCGACCAGTTTGGTGCGGGCACTATGTCGTTTACCATGCTTGACACCGACGGTATCTTTATGCCGTTTGACGAGGCAAGCCCTTACTACGACACGCCTAACGCTAAGCCGGGTTTAGCGCCTATGCGGTCGGTGCGGTTGTCTCGATACAGCGCCACCAACGTCAAAGAATATTTGTTTGTCGGCAAGATCGTCAATTTTAACTACAACTTTGCGCTCGGCGGTTTAGATACGGTGACGGTGTTTTGTGCCGACGATTTTTATTTGTTGTCGCAAACATTTTTAGATGAGTACAACGTCAGCGAGGAATTGTCGAGCGTTCGTGTGTCGGCAATACTTGACCGACCCGAGGTCGCATTTCCCGTCGCTAACCGTGACATTGGTACTGGCACTCAGACGCTTGGCGGCGCGTCAGCGTTTACGATCGAGCAAGGCACAAACGTGTTGGGTTATTTAGCCCAAGTCAACGAGGCTGAGCAAGGTCGCATTTATATGTCGCGTGACGGCGACATTGTGTTTACGCCGCGCATAGGCACAACGCTCGACCCAGCCGTAGCCGATTTTCACGACGACGGCACGAACATACCGTACAACGGCGTAGGCATAACATTCGAGGCAGATCAAGTAACCAACCGTGCGGTCGTACAGATACTTGGTAGCAACAACCCGCAAATTGTTGACGACGCTGGCAGTCAAGCAACGTACTTTATACAGACATACAGCATTACAAACAGCCTGTTGCACAACGATACGGCCGCGCTTGACTTGGCAACATATTTGCTTGACCCTAACCCTGAGCCAAGATACACGTCGCTAGCAACATCGTTTGCAATGTTGAGCAGCGCCCAACGCGACACGGTCGCAATACTCGACATATCTGACACGATCACTATTGAGAAATCGTTTGCCCCCGGCACAACCCCAGCGTCACTAGCTCAAAATTTAGCAATCGAGGGTATTGAGCACACGATCAACGTCAATACAGGCCATAGCGTCATTTATTACACGTCGCCCGTAATTGTGTTAAACGAGTTGATACTTGACGATTTGTCGTTTGGTATCATCAACGCTGACAACGGGTTAGGTTAAAGTAGGTCAAATATGGCGATACAAACATTTACCGCAGGGCAGGTTTTAACGGCCGCGCAAATGAACAGTTTGCAGGCTAATGATTACAACCAAACTGTCAGCACCAAGACCGATAGTTACACACTTGTTGCAGCCGACAAAGGCACTCGAGTTGTGATGAACAAAGCAACCGCAACAACGATCACGGTTAACACAAGTTTGTTTAGTGCGGGCGACACTTTGTTTATTCAAAATATAAATTCGGGCGTATGCACGGTTACGGCTGGCACGGCAACGGTTAATACTGCAAGTAGTTTGGCATTGTCGCAATGGCAAGGCGGCGTTTTATATTTTACAAGTGCTAGCGCTGCAATTTTTTTTTTAGCGGGTAGTGTCGCAGGAATTACTATTGACTATTTAATTGTTGGCGGCGGTGCGGGTGCTGGTGGTGCTGATAATTCAACTGGTGGCGGTGGTTGGTATGGTGGCGGAGGCGGTGCTGGCGGTATGCGTTCAACGGTCACGGGAACTGGTGGCGGCGGTTCGCTTGAAAGCGCAATTGTTTTAACAAAAACAAACACTTATCCTGTTGTAATCGGTGCGGGCGGTGCGGGCGGTGCGGCTGGTGCAGCTGCAGGCGTTAACGGCACTAGAGGCAATCAAAGTAGTTTTGCTGGCATTTTGTCTGTTGGTGGTGGTTTTGGTTCAGGCGCAAGAGCAACATTTAGTTTTTCTGGTGGTTCAGGTGGTTCAGGTGGTGGTTCTGGTAGTAGTAATTCTACGGCTGGTCCTATTGGTATAAGTGTCGTTACGGGTCAAGGTTATGACGGCGGTTTAGGAGTAAGTGGCGGTGTTGGTGGCGGTGGTGGTGGCGGTGCTGGTGCGGCTGGTGGTGCAGGGTCAAGCCGAACACAAGCCGCAGGCGTAGCAACAGACATAACAGGGTCAAGCGTTACTTATTCTCGTGGCGGTGCATCAGGCACTAACAATGGTTCAAACGCTGACGGTGGCGCAAACACAGGCAACGGCGGCGACACATCATCAGCAACAAACGGCGCTGGTAAATCAGGCGGAAGTGGCGTAGTCGTTTTGCGATATGCAGACAGTCTGACAATAACTTTTGGTGTCGGTTTAACAGGCACAGAATCATCTGCTTCAGGTGGCTACAAGCGAGCAACTATCACGGCAGGTTCGGGAAATGTGAGTTGGGCATAATGGCACATTACGCATTTATAGACAGCAACAATGTTGTCGTTCAAGTCATTACGGGCGTTGACGAAACCGTCACACAATTAGACGCAGACGGCACAGAAGTCGGCGGTTCAACCGAAGCGTGGGAACAATTTTACGAAAACCAGCCGCAACATTTAGGTTTGACGTGTAAACGCACAAGTTATCACGGCAACATTCGAGGCGTATACGCAGGCATTGGTTACACATACGACGTTGACAACGATGTTTTTGTTGCACCGTATATTGAACCTGTTGAACCGATTGACGACGACGACGAGCAATAATGCGATGCGATACAGGTTGTTTGCGTTAGTACTTATGTTGACCGCTTGCGAAACAACACGCGACAACACGCTTACAATTAAATCGCGCGTCAAAAACATGACGCTAAACAACTGCAATGTGCCTGATCGTTGCGGCATAACACCATGACTCGACACAGATACACCGCCGACGAACTACACGCACGCATGATCGTCACCGTCGGCGTACTACTAGCAATAGTTTTCTGCACCATAGTCATAGGCATGACTTACGGATTGCTTTTTATCTCGCAACCTGAAAAACAGGCCCCCAATGACGCGGCTTTCATTGATTTAATGTCAACAATCGTTGTGTTTTTAACTGGCACATTGTCAGGCATTGTTGCGTCTAACGGCATAAAAAAACCTACTAAATAACAATGCCTAACCGCGCTTACACAATTACGCAACAACCAGTCGTTAAAGCAGCGTTGGCTGGCACAACCGAGTGGGCGAAACTTTGTTGCCAACACAGCAACGGCAGTTTGTGGAATAACGGCACATTTGTTAACCGCGACATTCGCAATCGACCCGGCACGATCAGCAATCACGCTCGAGGGCTGGCAATGGACTTGTCGTACCGTTGGTTAAACCAAAAAAAGTTAGGCAAACAAGACGGCCGCAAAGCGTCACTAGCGTTCATTGTCAAATGTTTAGAAAACGCCGATCATTTAGGCATACAACTTGTAATTGACTACGCGTTGCAACGGTCATGGAAATGCGATCGCGGCACATGGCAACCACTACCGTCAGTCGAGCAGGGCGACTGGTATCACATTGAGATTGACCCGCACGTAGCCAATGACGCAATGATCGCAAAACAGCGCTGGATAACGGTTTTCGGGGTATTCCCCACATCGTCACCAAAACC